ACGCCCTGCACTACGGCCCAGTCGTCGGCCTTGAGGCTACTCAGCACCGACTCGAGTTGCTGCTGTGTCCAGCCCTCGCCGCCCAGCAGGCGCTGCAGGTTGGACTCGTTGCCGGTGTTGAGCGCCATGGCGAAAACTTCCTGGCGCGTGAGGCTGCGATTGATCGCCGGGTAGAAGGTCTTCTTCGAGAGGTCACCCTTCTTCAGCCAGGGGGCCAGGATGTCGGTCAGCTGCTTGGTGGCCTCTGCCCGGCGCGTGGTCTCCCACTCGCCCTTCTCGTTGGCCGGGCGCACGAAGTATTCCCACACCTTGCCGCCGTCCTTGTTGTCGTCCATCTCGCGCACCAGCATGGCCGCTTTGACGTGCGCGCTGCTGAAGTTCTTCACCGCCTGCAACCAGCGCCCGGCCTTGGTGGTGGGCGTGCGGGTGTTGGCCTTGCGGTCGCCGGCCAGCTCGTTGATGCTGGCTGCGATGTCGTCACGGATGATGCCAAACTCGCGTTGGTCCTTGGCCGTGAGCAGTTTGTTTTTCAGGCGGCCGAGGTGCTCGATCTGCTTGACAGTGTCATAGAGCCCCCGGAACTCCTCGACCGTCATGTCCTTGTAGCTGGTGAGCTGGCTGTCCTCACGCAGGTAGTCGGGGATCTCAGGGTCGAGGCCCAGCTCCTCCTGGCTCTTCAACCAGTCGGTCAGCTTCGCGCGCTTGTCGAGCTCGCGCAGTGTGCGCTGCTTCAGGTCCACGCGCTCGAGCAGCTTGTCGATCTGGTCCTTGTACTCGAGCGGCAGCGAGTCGCTGGCCAGGATCTTCTGCAGGTTCTTCACCTTCTTCTCGATCTCGTTCTGCGCTTCGGTCGTTGTCTTGGCCGCGTAGAACTGCAGCAGCTGGTCGCGCTTGGCCAGGATCGTAGCCTGCGCGTCGCCCTTGGCCATGGCCTTCTCGGCGTTCTTGCCAGCGCGGGCCTCGGCTGCGGTGTGCTGCCCGGGCTTGAGGTCGCGCACCTTGCGACTGGCTACCAGCCCCTCGGCAAATTGCTTGGCGGCCTGGATCAGCGCGTTGGTGCTGCCAAGTGCCCGTGGCGAGGGGTTGGTCTTGACGTGCTCGATGCGCCGGTCTATGGCAGCCACGGCTGCTGCTTGGGCATCCATGCCCTGCGCGCGGAACTCAGCCGCGTGCTCGAGGATCGCTTCCTTGTCCTGCTTCGAGAGCAGTTTGCCGGCCTTGGCCATGCAGCCTGTAAGGGTGCCCATTTAGATTACCTCGCTGACGATGAGAGACATGAGAATGGCAATGACATCCTCGTTCTGTTGACGGATGAGGCGCTGGTAGCCGCCTTGCGTGGAGCCGATTGTCGCACCAGGGGCTTGCGGTGCGGCCTGCACGACCTGCACGCCGGCGTCATCCAGGGCGATACTGACGACCTGGTTGTAGGTGTTGCCAGCCCCGTTGACAGATTGATTGGCCGACACGCTGACGTCGGCCAGGGTGACAGCGCCCGACTGGCTGTGCTGCAGCGTCTGAGCTGCCGAGGTGCTGACGTCGCCCAGCGTAATGGCTGCAGCCTGGGAGTGCTGCAGGACCTGGCTGGCCGAGGTGCTGACATCGTCCAGGGTAACGGCAACAGTCTGCGGGTGTTGCGCCGTCTGAGTACCTGCCACCGTCACGTTGTCCAGCGTGATGGCAACGGCCTGGCTGTTGCTTGCCGCCGGGCCTGTGTTGGTTTGGCTCGCAGCCACCGTCACGTCGCCCAGCTGGATGGCTACCGACTGAGCGTGCTGCGCCGTCTGGCTGGAGGCGACGGCAACGTCACCGAGAGTTACCGCTACCGACTGTGGGTGCTGCGCTACTTGAGCAGACGCAACCAGCACCGAGTCCAGTGTGATGGCACTGGACTGGGCGTGTTGGACGGTCTGGTTCGCGCTCGCACTTACGCCATCGAGCGTGAAGGCGATGGTCTGGCTTTTGCCCCCGCCACCGCCACTGCCAGTAAGGGCAAGCAGCAGGGACATTTAGGGGTTACTCCCAGCCGTAGATCGGCGTGTAGGTAAACGTGACGGTCTGCGATGCGGTGGCTGTACCTGCGATGAACTTGCCGACCAGTGCTGTACGCTCGCCCGGGTTGACGTAGATCGGCGCGCTGGAGAAGTCCACCTTGATCGGCCCCTTGTCCGGGCCCTGCCCGATGGCAGCACCGATAGGCCAGTTCATGAAGCCCAGCGCGATACGTCGCGGTGCCTTGGCGTTGGTAGCCTCAGCCGTTGCCAGTGAGACAGCCGTATGACCAAAGGCCAGCGAGAACTGAATCGTTGTGGCGGTGGTAGCCACTGCTGCGCCAGTATTCACTGCGTCCACTAGAACGCCGGTCATCACCAAGCGACGACCAGATACGTTGGCTGTCGGTGTCGGCACACCGTATTCAGACCAGATGCCATCAGTCACAGCAGCGGCGGCAGCAGTGACAACACCCTGGCCGCCCAAGCCACCAGGCAAGTTAGCTGTCAGCGCAGTGTTAGAAGGTGCAGCAGCCGTTGGGTTGGTGCTGTTGACGTAGGTAGCCAAGCCACCCATGGTGCCGCCCGACAATCCTTGGTAGGAGCCGAACAGACGGTTGCCGGTCTGGGCCAGTGTGCTTGCGTAGTTCGCACCGCCGACCCGCACAGAGTACGCATTGAGCGCGGCCTGCACAGCAGCACCGGCAGCACCGCCAGTGATACGCTGCATGAAGAAGGCCTTGAGGCCAGCGCCCATGTTCACCCGGCCAGTGCCAACCGGCAGTGCCAGAGATCCCATCAACCATGTGTTTGTACCGTCGCTGACCCAGAAGTTAGCGCTGATGGCGTTGGTGTAGACGATGAACTGGTAGCGCTTGTTGTTGGCGTAGGTGAACGTGCCGGTGTTGTTGAAGCTCGTCCAGACGCCGGTGGATGTTTCCGTGCCGTTGAAGGACACAACGCCCTGGAAGCCCGATGCACTGGCACGCACGAAGATGCCGTCAGGAGGCGCGACAGTGGCGGACACGATGTTGGTTGTGAAGCCAAACTCGACAAAGTTGTTAGCCGTTGGCTGCTGGCTGAACGAAACCTCAAAGTCACCAGACAAGGTTTGCACACCGCTGTTGGGGAAGTTGGCATACGTTTGCAGCGCGTAGCCGGTAGTGGTCGTGGTGATAGATCCGCTGTTGGTAGTGAACTGGCCTGCAGTCCAAGTCGCGGCCATCGTGGTGCTGACAGACTGGTGCTTGCCAGTGTTCTGCGCGGTGTAGTTGAAGATCTCCTCATCGACCAGCGTGTCAAGCGCCATGCGAGTACGGTAGTCGCCGTCCAGTTCAGGGCTGACCAGCAGTGGCACACCAGTGATCTTGCCTGCGTCCAGCTCAGTCTGGATGCGCAGGTTACCCACGTTCAGCGGGTTGGTGAATGCGTCCAGCTCAGACGTGATCTTCAGCTGATTGGCCGCGTTGACTTCGGCCTTGTTGCCGGACGTACCGCCAACGATGTTTGAATCGAGTGCCATTTGTTACTCCTTAATCTGCCCAGACCCAGCGCAGCTTCCACTTGCCTTGCAGCTTGTGCACTGAGCGCCCGTAAATCGTAAACCCCGTAGCTGCCGTGGGTGTCCCGCATGTGAATGACGCGAACTGCGGCAGGTACCTGTGGTCCGCTGCCGTGTGCAACGTGTCAGACGACACGTCGTCCGCCATCACCCACGCCTCCGCCTTACTGGTCGCGCTGATGCTACCCTGGCCGGACACGGCGATGCTGGCTTCATTGGCTCCGGGGAATGCCCCGAAGTCAATCTCCGCAACGCCGGTGCCGGTTGCCATTACGGGTTGCCCTCAGTGATCGTAAAACTGGAGGTCGTGATGATGTCGTTCAACGCGATGGTGGTGTTGGTGATAACCACGTTCGTGCCGCTGGTGCCGACTGTCAGACCGTCCAGGATCAGCGTCGCGCCATCGCTCTTGTAGAGGCGTGCCGCTGCAGCTATTCCAGCGCCGGTGGCTGCGCCCGAGTTGGCAACGGCGTTGGCTGTCAGCACGCCGCCGGAGGCGGCAGGCGCGAAGGTGGCCGAGCAGTTGGACTGGTACAGCGCGGCAGCGTAGGCTGCGGTGTAGACCTTCAGGATCGCACCAGCGCCAGCGAAGGTGGTGATCTGATCCAGGCGGTTGTTCCGCAGGGTTGCGTTCATTGAGATTGCCATGGGTTACTCCGTAACGGTTTCTACGTCCATAAAGTCGATGCGCCCAGAGTCGTTGTACTTGACATTGATGCGCACCTTCCTGCTCTTGGCCTCGATCATCTGCACGATCGTTTCGCCTGCCTTGGCGGTGACGTTGATAGGGGGCTGAGCGGGTGCCGTCACGTTGACGGTGGGCGCCGAGTTGACCACCGGCGCCGGGCTCTCGCGCAGTGCCAGGGCCCGCAGCGCATCGGTCTGGGCCGTCAGTGCCGCGACGATGCTAGCCTTGTCGCCGGAGTTCTTCTCCAGCAGCATGACCACGTCGGCCAGCGCGGCGGCAATTTCGGTACTCATGATGCAAGGCACTCCTTCAGCTGTTCGAGGACTTTACTGCGGTCAGGCGGCGTTATGCGCATGCCCTCGCTCAGAGCCTTGAGCTCGGTCGCCAGGAACTTGGCCCGGGCCTCGTTGTGGATAGCCTCGTTGGCTGCGCGCTCGATGCCGGCGGGTGTGGCCAGATCCCCGTAGCGCTCGAGCAGGCGCTGGTCGGTCATGCCCTCCACCACCGATGCGAAGGGCTCGGCCTCGTGGATCGCGCGCAGCATCTCGTCAGGAGACGAGTAGCCGAACATCTCGCTGGCCACCTGCAGGTCGGCCGGCGCGTTGGTCTTCTGGGGCTTGGGGTTGGCCTTGTCCCAGGCGATCATCGCGCGGTCGACGGTGTTGGCCAGCTCGCGCTTGGACTTGCTGATCAGCTGCGCCTTCTCCAGGCCTGTGACTTCGTTGACGCCCGGCAGTGCGGCCTTGGCCTCTTCCATGGCCTTGGCTTCAGCAGCATCGCGCAGCGCCTTGTGCGCAGCGCTGGCAGCCTTGTCATCTGCGGTGGGTTTGTGCAGCGCGTCCAGGTAGGCCTTGGCCTCGTAGACCGGCATGCTCGCCACCTGCATCTTGACCTCGGCTTCGACCGCCTTGCGTTTGGCTTCGACGTCCTTGGTGATGGCTTTGAGCGCCTTGGCGTGGGCGTTGACCATCCACTTGGTGTCGCGCAGGCTGCGCGCCTGTAGGTTCTCGATGGCCTGCTCGGTGGCGTCCTGCGACTGCAGCTGGTAGAGAGCCCAGGCCTCGGGCGTCATCCCTGCCTGCTCAGCGCTCTTGAAGAGTGGCGCGTAGTTGCGTGCGCTCTCAGCCTGCTCGATCTGCGCCTCGGTGGCCAACATGCGGTCGTAGACGCCGCGCACCTCGGGGGTGAGCGTCTTGCCCATGCCGCTCATCCACTCCTGCATGTGCTTGTAGGCGTCCTTCATCCAGCTGGCAAACCGACGGAACAGGCCCTGCAGCTCCAGGCTGGGGGCCTTGCCCTCGAAGAGGTAGCGCTCGTAGTGCTCGGCAAACTTCTCGTGGCTGGCGCGCTTCTCGTTCAGGCTCATCGCGTTCCAGGCGGCCAGGTCCTTGACACCGAACCACTTCAACAGGATGTCCATGTCGTTCATGATCGAGGCCGGCGCGTTCGGTCCGCTGGCGATGTTGGCCAGCACCTCGAGGTAGAAGTGCGCCATCTCGTGGTGGAACGTGGAGAGGTCAGCGCCCTCGAGCAGACTGACGGTCATGCTCTTGGGGTTGAAGGTGCCGCGACTGTTGGGTGCGTGCAAGACACTGGAGCTGGCAGGGTCGAAGGTACCTTTATTGCCCGTAGCGCTTTTGACCTGGGTGGGGGAAAACGCCACCACCTCCTGGATTCCATCTTCGTCGCGCACTATCACACCGTCGTGCCCTGCGGCGCGCACTGCTTTGTTGAAAGTGTCGCGCTCTTTGGCATTGCTCAGCGCGGCAGAGTTACCGCGAACATCATCGCGCTTGATGCCCATAGCTGCCAGCGCTGCGCGGGTTTGCCCGGCGCCTTCCGGCGACATATCCCAGACAAAAGGATTTTTTATCGCGGCGTACAGCACCATCGTGTTTGCCTCCCCCTTGCCAGCGTCGTCGACGGCGCTGTCAGCGTAGTCCGTGGCAATGTCCGCGTCGGGGGTGAGGTAGAAACCAGAGCCGAAAAAGCCGGCGTCCCGTGAGCCTATTTTGCTTGGGTCAAAAGACGTTATGTTTTGGTTTGTCCCGTGGTAAACCACCAGCGGATTGCCTTCGGCGTCGACCACCTTGCTGTCGCCAAACCACTTTTTGAACTCAGGGGTATCGGTCTGCTTGGTGGCCAGCACATCGTACTGTGCCCGCTCGTCGGCGTTGAGGCTGGCCAGGTCGCGCCCGGCCAGGTACTTGGTCTGGTACTTGTTGGCTGGCGCCTGGTTCAGGACCTCATCCTGCTGGTCTCCTGCGCGCCCCTCGGTCCAGGTCCACTCGGGCATGAGCCCGGTCTTCTGCGGTGCGAAGACAGTGTCCTCCACCTTGGCGTTGCGGTTGGCCTCGCCGTGGGGGCCGTAGTTCAGCCAGCTGTTCTGGCCGCGTGTCTCGCTGGTAATGGCGCCCAGGGCCGAGCCAGTGAACAGGCGGGAGTGGGCCTGCCAGGCATTCTCCTCGCCGTCAGCGCGGAAGCCTGCGCCCTCCAGGCCGTGGCCGAAGGCGTCGTGCACAGCGCGGAACAGGTCGTTGGCCAGCACTGGCTGCAGCTCGCCATCCACCCCGCCCACGGGCCACTGCAGGCCGGTGTCGGCCAGCAGCGGGTTGGCGCTGACGTCGAGCTCACTGGAGCCAAAGCCGTCGGTGGTCGGGAAGACGCCCATCTGCTGGTTGGCGCGCGTGTCGCGCATCGCGTTCCACGGAGTGGAGGCGTACTCAGCGTTGGACGGGATGCGGGTGTCGATGAACCAGAACTTGTAGCCGGCAGCCTCCAGCGCTTTGTACTGCGCCATGGTCTGCTGGATCAAGTTCTGGTAAGCCTCCTGGACCCGGGGGTCTGTAGGGGCGTGGGCCATCGCCTCATAGGCGTCGGCCAGGCGCTTCGCGCGCTCGGGGTCTACTTGGACGTAGGCGTTTTGGCGTCGGAGCTCGATGCCGTTGTCTCGGGCATATTGCTCGGCAACTGCAACGAGTCGGGGATCTGG